ACTGGCCGGTAAACCCTGACTCAATTCCCCAAAAGATTATTTATGCGCAGTTTGAAGTGGCATACATTTTGCAGGGCGGCATTGAGCCGTTTGCAACGATTGTGAACAGCAGCACAAGCGAAAGCATCAAGGTCGGTCCAATCACAATTGACAGCGAGACATTGCCGACTGGCAAGCCCCGCATTGTTGCAGTTGATGGCTTGCTGCTTGGGTACATCCGGGGCGGTCCCGGCATGGTCAGCATGAGGCGCGGCTAATGGCTACCATTGCAAGCCAAGTCACAGCGGCGTTTGCCAAGCTGGCAGCTAAACAACCTGACGTCATACAGACGGGCACCATTCAGCAACCGACGCCACAGGCATCTGGCGGCGGGCCTAGCGACTCTACGGGCGGCACTACGGGCGTTACACCTGCGCCGGTGTCTGTGCGCATGGCGGTCTTTGAGGTGGCGGAGCGGCGCATCGACGGCACCAACATTCAAGCGGGTGATTATCAAGTAATTGTAGAGCCTGCATCAATCGAGGTCACGCTTAACGACAAAGTAATTTGCGACCGTGGCACACTGACAATCAAAATTCTTGGGCGCGTGGCGTCGGGCGGGCAGACCGCGCTTTATGACATGGTGTGCCGTGGGTAGCTTTGAGGACGACATAAACAAGTTTCAGCGCAAGACGGCTGACAAGATGGACCAGGCTGTCCGCAAGATATCTCTGGAAATATTAAGCCGCGTTGTTTTTAAAAGCCCTGTTGATACGGGGCGCTTTCGTTCAAATTGGCAGGTCTCTATTGGTTCCGTTCCATCTGGAACTGTTGCCTATCAAGGCACAGAAACCATCGGGGAGCGGGCGGGCAGTAAGGGGCCAGTTTATGAGTCAACCGTTGCTAAATCCAAGGGCACGGCAGACTCGGCAAAGGCTGGTGATGTCATTTATATTGCTAACAACCTGCCATATGCGGTGCGGCTGGAAGAGGGATATAGCGGCCAAGCCCCTGCTGGAATGGTCACGCTAACGGTTCAAGAGTTTGCATCAACGGTGAAAAGAATTGGCGCGGAGATTAGCAGGCAATGAGTGACATCGACAGCAATATCACGCAGGCGCTAAATGTGCAGGCCGAGGTTATGATTGCCGGGCTTGGTTACACGGCAATATGGCCGCGCAAGGGCGGGAACAAGCCCGCAGGCGAACACCTGACCATACAGCACTTGCGAAACGATGACGTGCCGCTGGGCTTGTCGGATCAGGTTTACACGCGCCAAGGCTTTTTGATTGTTACCTTGGTTGCCCCGCTGGACGTCTACGACATTGTCACCCGCAAGCAGGCCGGTGCGATTTCTGATTATTTCAAGCGCGCGCAAATTTTGGAAGCCAACGGTACAAAAGTCACAATCGTTGGCACCAACATTCGCAGCGGTCGCGAGGAGGAGCAGCGTTGGGAAACACCCATTTACATAGAGTATCGGAGCCTTTCGTGAAAAAGCAATACACACCAAGCCTTACAGATGACGCAGTGACGGACAAACCGCAGGCGGCACCAATGCCCCGCGACCTGTCTCGCGCAAGCCTGACCAACAAGGCCGGAGCTGGTGCAACGCCGCTCGAAAAAGACGTGGACGCCTGGCTGAAGATTGGCTGGCACCGCGCTTAGAAATACCCACCGGCGCGGGTGCCATTGTTGGCAAAGCGGCGACCCCTTAGACAACAGCCCCGCCGAGGGGTCTAATCGCTTGAAAGGATTCCAAGCATGACAACTACATCAAATCAAATTGGCCTGACCCTCTTTGGCGTTGCTGGCGTTCCAGCGACAAACAACAAAGCGGGCATGGAAGCACTGACCTTTGTGCAGCTCAAGGGAACGCAAATGCTGCCGTCGTTTGGCGTAACGCACGCCAACATTGACGTTTCGGACCTTGGCACCGGCTTTACGTCTGGGGTTAAGGGCGCGGCCACCGGCAACGATACGACGTTTACATTCCACGGCGACGGCACCGACACCGGCATTGCAACCGCAATTACCGCTGCAAACTCGCAATCCGGCCTTTACACGCTCAAGATTGTGCGCGGATCTGGAACTGACACAGGCGACGGCCCAGCGCCTGTTGCTGGCGACGTGGTTTCCTATGCGCAGGGATATCTGCACACCTTTGCGCTTAACCCAAAAGATGACACGTCTTTTGAAGGCGGCACGATCAACTTTAAACAGAACGACTTTACTGTTGATGACGTTCAGCCTTCATAACTAATCCGCTTAGGCGGTAGGGGGTGGCGTGGATTGGTTCGCCCGTCACCCTCGCTATGAACCAGGACCAAAGGAAAATATCATGGATTTCAATAAATTTGACAGCCGCGCAAAAGCTGAAGCCGGATCACCGATGCAGATTCTTGACGCTTGGACGGGCGAGCCGATGATGGACGGCGACAAGCCATGCCGAGTTATCCTGCGCGGCACCGCGTCCGCTTCCATGCAAGCCAAGATGCGGTCGGCGCAAAAGGCTGCCATGATGTCGAAAAAGGCCAAGGGCAAGGACGAGGGCGACGAGGCGCGCGTGATGGAGGACGTTCATAACCAGCTTTGCGAAGCTGCTGCGCCGTTCATTATTGGGTTTGAAAACGTCAACAACGGCGACAAGCCCGCAACCGCAGATGACGCGATTTGGTTTCTCAATCTGACGTTTCCCGAAATGGGCGTCAAAGAAGACGAGGCCGGCGAGGCTGTCTTGAACAAAGACGGCGATCCAGTTTATGCCATGCTGAACAACCCGTTTGCCAAGCAGTGCAGCGAATACGCTTCGAAGCAGGCGAACCGCTTGGGAAACGACAAAAGCGGCTAATCCTTGCCGCGCATCAAATGGGGTGGCTAAACGCCATCATTGAGATAAAAGGCGACAAGACAGAGCGGCCAAGGGAAAGCCGGTTGTTTCGTCACAATCTAAGCAAGACGCCTGCGCCCTTTGTGGATCTGGACGCGGGCGAGTATCTGCTTAATGTCTTAATGGAAGCGGGCGCAATAAAGTCTGCGGCGATGGGCGGTTTTCTGGCGCTTGATTGGGTGGATCTTGCCGCCTACGCATCGCTAACAATGGCAGACATTGAGCCTTGGGAGGCCAAGCTGTTGCGAAAAATGTCAGAGGCGTTTGTGTCTGGCATGAACGAAGGCACAAGCCCGTTTTCTATACCGCCAGCCGACCGCAAGTCTGCGCAATAAACGGCCCGCCCTGACCGGTGGGCCGCAAACATTTCAAGGATTAAAACATGGCAGACTTTGCAAACCTTGTGATTGGTCTTGACACTTCTGGTCTAAAGCGTGGCGAGCGTGACGTTAAGAGCTTTGGCAAGACATCCAAGGCAATGAATGGCGCTATTGTATCGGCAACGCGCGCGCTGGCTTTGTTTGGCGGAGCCTTTGCTGCGGCAAGGGCCGTCAGTTCCGCTTCGCAGGCATATGCAAGCATGGCCAACAGTATGCGGGTCCTGGGCTTTGAGGCTGACGACGTTGCGGCAAAAATTAATCAAATCGGCGAGATTTCAAAGCGCACTAGGTCGCCACTTGAGGCCACTGCACAGCTCTACCAACGGATTAGCATTGCTGCAAAAGACTTGGGCGCATCGCAGCAACAAGTTTTGCGATTTACAGAAAATGTTGGCCTTGCATTGGCGCAACAAGGCGGCAGCGCGGCGCAAGCGTCTGGCGCTTTGCTTCAGCTTTCGCAAGCTATGTCTGGCGGCACCGTACGGGCCGAAGAATTCAACAGCATCCTTGAGGGCGCATTTCCAATCGCACAGGCCGCAGCCAACGCCATTGAGGGCGCAGCGGGGTCTGTTGGCCAGCTTCGCAACATGGTCATCGCCGGGGAGGTTTCCAGCCGCGAGTTTTTCAACGCAATTCTGTCATCGTCTGAGGCGCTAGAGGCTGCATTTGGCAACACGGTGCCAACGGTATCACAAGCGCTGACCGTTCTAAGCACAAGTTTCACGCTATTTGTCGGGCAGGCTGATTCCTTTTTAGGCGCAAGCAGCGCACTTGCAAACGTCATCATCTTGCTATCTAGCAACCTTGATTTGTTGGCGGGTGTTGTCTCTGTTGCAGCAGTTGCCTTTGGCGTTCGTTATGTCGCTGCACTTGCGGTGGCGCGGGGCGCGACCGGATTGTTTAGCGGGTCACTGATAGTTTTGCGAGGAGCTTTGATTGCAACTGGGATTGGCGCGTTTGTTGTGGGCGCGGGCGTTTTGGTTGGCATGTTTTCACGCCTTGTCTTGGCCACAGGCGGCTTTGGAACTGCTTTAGGATTTCTTTCTAATATTGTTAATGAAGTTATGGGCCGCATTACACTTGCTTTTAACGGCGTATTGTCAAAAGTAAATTCTTTTTCATTAGATGTAAAAGCATCTGTTTTTGATCTTGCAGCCAATTCTGTTGAAGCAATTATTTCAATACCAAAAAATGCTGTTATTGCTTTTGATTTTGCAACTAAAGCAATCGGAACTTTGTTTTCAAATCTTCCAAATATTATTGGTTCTGCGGTTGTTAATGCAGTCAATTTTGTCCTCGAAAAGGTTGAGGGCCTTGTGCAAAAGTCAATTGATGCTTTCAATGTTCTTATTAAAGGAATAAACCGCATCCCGGGAATTGCTATTGATGCAATCGGTAATGCCAGCATAGGTCGCGTTGTAAACGAACTTGGAAACAGCATTAAATCTATTGCTGACTTTGATGGTTCTGAACTTGTGTCGGGTCTGCGCAATACTGCCGGTTCTTTGCGCGACTCTGCCGACAACGCTTCGTTAGCTGGTGACGCTCTTTTAGCGCTTGCAGGTTCTCCCTTTAAAAGTGTTGCTGAAATTCGTGACGCAATGGCTGAGACGGGTGCAAGCACAAACGATGCCGCTTTGGCTGCCAATGAAGCGGCATCAGCAATAGATAAATTAGGCGGAAAAGCAAAAGGCGCAGCCGCAGGCGTTGACGAGCTTACGCCTGCGCTTACCGCAGCAGAGAAAGCAACGCAAAGCTATGCCGACACCATGCAGGGTTTTATCGTGGATGGCATCGGCAAGGCCGTGGACAACATGGTTGACGGCTTTACTGGCGGCTTAAAGTCGATCAAGGATATATTTGTTGCCACGATAAAGCAGATGATTTCGTTCGCGATCAAGAACAAGATCATGCTGTCGTTGGGCATGGGCGGAAGCGCGATGGGAACTGCGGCATCTGCGGCCACAGGCGGCGCAGGCGGCCTTGGTGGATCTCTGGCCGGCATTGGTTCATTAGGCAGCGTGTTCGCGGGCAGCCTGTCCGGCACAGCGAGCGCCTTCATGTCTGGCGGTATTGGCGCTGGTGTTGGTCAGATTGGCGCTACGCTCGGCGCGGTGACGGGAAGCCTTGGCAGCCTTGCCGCTGCGGCTGGCGCTATTGCTTTGCCTTTGCTGGCTGTTGTCGGGGTGTTTAAGTTTTTTGGCAAGTCTACAAAATTGCTCGACCAAGGCTTGCAGCTTACCGTCAAGGGAATGAACTCCGTTGTCGAAAGTTTCAGCAAGACCAAAACGTCCCGATTCTTTGGCCTGTCGTCGAGGACAAGCACAAGCACAAGCCAACTTGACGCCGCCGCAGCGTCACCGCTTACTAACGCAATCGACGGCATCCAAAAGTCAGTTCTTTCCGCTGCGGCTGGCTTGGGGATTGGCGCGGACGCTTTCAGCAAGTTTTCCTTTGGATTCAAGCTTTCTCTAAATGGCTTGACCGAAGAGCAGAAAATGAGTGCCGTGACCGCAGAGCTTGCAAAGATGGGTGACGCGTTTGCGGCGGTTGTTCCAGGCATTTCCAGCTTGAACGAACTGCTTGCGGTGTCTGCCGAGCGTTACAACCTGCAAAACCGGGTTCTGGAATTGCAAGGAAAAGGCGAAGAGCTGCTAGCACGACAGCGTAAAGCGCAGATGAATGCGACCAACGACCTTAACAAGGCAATTCTAAAACAAATCTTTAACCTTGAAGACGCATCTATTGCTCAGGAAAAAACCAATGCACTTGCGGAAGAGGCCGCACAAGCTGCCGCACAAGCGCAAGCGGCCTTGTTTTCTTCAATAAACGAAAACGACTTCGCCACTGGTGTTGATTTTAGACGCGGCTTGGCACGCGCATCAAGCGGTATTGAATACAGCCCGCAGCAATCCCAAGCCGAAATGCTTGCGGAACTGAAAGCCTTGAATGCGCGCATAGATATGCTACAGTCTACATCAGAAATAACTGCTAATTCATCTAGGCAAACGGCAGAAAATACTGATTTTAGCAACGCCCTAACATTGGATGCCGCCGCATGAGTAGCCCCCTAAAAATACTTGTGCCGCTGGTCGTTGCTGATGCCAACATTACGGCATCAAACGTGGCATTAGAAACGGCATGGACTGCTGGCACCTACCCGCTTGGAACGCAAAGGCGGGTAGGGGAGCGGCTGTTTGAAGTTAGCGCGGCAAGCACAAGCCAAGAGCCAAGCGACACGGCAACGGATTGGTTTGACGCGGGGCCTGCCAATAGGTTTGCCGCGTTTGACCGGCAAGTTGGTTTTGATAAATTTCGCGTTGTTGAAACTAAGACTATTAACGCGGGATCAATTACATACACCATTGATAGTCTAACCCGAATTGGCGGGATTGCTATGTTTGGCTTGCAAGCGGCCACAATTTCAATCGTTGCAACAGTCAGCACAACTGGTGACGCCGCGAACATTTCAAAAACGCTTAAGGACGCAACCGATTATGAGGGTTCACTTTGGCGCTGGATGTTTATCCCGCAGTCACGCGAACGAAAGTTTGTTAATTTTCAGGTAAACATACCGCAAGGTGCTTCCATCGACATCACAATAACAAACACGGGTGACACGGCAAAGGTCGGAACAATTGCATTCGGCCTTGTTTCAAGTTTTGGAGTTGTCGGTACAGGAACATCAAAGACGCTTAAAAGCCGGTCGTTCAAAAAAACCGAAGGTAATTTAACCTCACTACTTCAACGAACGACATCATCTATGGTTTCTTACAGCACAACGCTTTTGAACTATGAGGCTGATGCTTTCTGGCGGTTGGTGCAAGACATTGATGGAATCGGCGCAGTCTTTTCTGCAAACGATCAATACCCAGAATTTACAATCTACGGAACTTTATCGTCCGCAAACCCAACGGCTGTTGGCGTCGGATTTTCCAAAGCAACAATTGAGGCTGAAGAATTATGAGCACCCCAACAGTTACACTTTACCCCGATGTCTTGCCATCCAAAGGCCAGGCCAATGACGCCTTTGACACAAACGTAAACGATTTTTTAAACTGGCTAACATTAACAAATGGCCCAGAGCTTAATGTTTTTATAAATTATTTAAACGCCGGACTTGTGGAAAGTGCATTTTTGGACTTAACAAGCCTTCTTAATGATACAACTTTAAATTATACAAACGTAACAGTTGGTTCTGTTGTAACTGCTCGCAAGGAAAATTTTTCTTACGAAGTTGCTGCCGCTGGCGCTACCAATCAGCATTTGACGACCTCTGGTGGGGTAAAGCTGTACGTTGTTGTCACAGGTGGCATACTGGTTGCAGAAAGTTTTAACATTAATGTTTCGGCCACAGAAGCAGCAAACGGAGCAAACATCCAAGCCGCCATCAACTTTCTGGATGCAAACGGCGGCGGCATTCTTGAGTTTGGCGGGGGTTCATACCCTTCCACCCCCTTCATTTTGAAAAGTGGCGTAACAGTTCGTGGGATTGGACAGAGCCACAGGGTTTTCTATGTTAACGAACCGCTTACCCGAGCAGGTACAGCCCTGCTTATTACGGCAGGAGTTGGGCAGGATTGTGTTACGTTTGAAGGCCCACAGCGCGGTATGCACGGGATTGAAAACATTTCAATCTATGAAATTGGAACGGCTGCATTTGGTGCAATTATAAGCATAAATGGCGCGCTACACACCCACCTAAAGAACGTCGAAGCCGAGTGCCTGACCACGTTTGGACGTGGCGTTGCTTTAAAGTATGCACGTAATGCAACGACAAATACTGGCTCAATCTACGGCGTTTGCGACAACTTTATCACAAGTAAATGCGGAACGGGACTACTTCTCGTCGATGATGCTAACGCCCTGTCTTTCTTGGGGGGGTCTATTGCTGGGACGCCTTATTCATTCAGAACGCAAAAGATTGTGGCGTTTCCCACTGGCGTTAGTTTTTCTGGAACCTCGTTTGAGGGCACTTTTGACGTTTCTGTACAAGATATTATATACGTTCCAGGCAATGCCGCTGATGTGTATGGTTTCACAGATCAAACAGGCGGTGTCTACGTTGTGCAGTTTGTAAAAATCCCAGCAGGCAAAGGAATATCGTTTGATGGGTGCTATTTTGAGAACGGCGGCACAAGCGGAACATATAACGATGGTGTAAACGGCACAGCACCGATCGTGGCCGCTATCTCTTTGGTTCCAGCGACCGCAGGTGATGTAAGCAACATTCGCATTCAAGGTCAGCTTGCTTGCTACCTTTACAACACGGCAAAAGAAAACGTGTTCTGTGACAGCCTGCCGTTCAATAAGCTATTTAGCAGCAGGCTGCCCACCGGATTGCTTCTCCAAGCAAACGCCACCACGCCAATTCCAAACAACACTGCAACGCTTGTGCCTTTTGGCGCAACAGCCGCCCAGAATAAAAACGACTTTGGACGCCTAAAATATTCTGCTGGAATTGTAACTGTAAAAGAGCGCGGTTATTATCTTGTTAAGTGCCAAGTTCGGTCAGCAGCTATTACGACGGGTTCGTTTTTCCAACTGCGACTTACCCAATCTTTTTCAGCAGGTGGTTCAGATACAACTTATGGACCAAACCTAATGAGTTCAGAATATGCTACTATTGATAAGATTGTATTTTGCGAGGTAGGCGATACTTTGCAAATCCTCATGTTCCAAGGTAGCGGCGCAACTGTAAACCTAAACGCATCTGCTGCGTATTCACGCTTGCAGGTCCTGCGCATAGGTGCTTGACCGCATGCCAAGGGGCTTGGCTAATGCTGGCCCCAACCAAAGCAAACTAAAGGAATTGCCAGAATGAAGGCCAACTTTTCCCCACCGGCTTTAATCTTTGAGCGCAGACCGCGCGGGACAGCTGGCAAGTCGGCAGCGTTTGTTGTGATGCTGCCGCACGACTACCCGGCAAAGATGCTAACCCATGAGCTACACCACGTTAAACAATGGTGGGCGGTCACGCTATTTTCGGCAGCCGTTATTTTTGCGCTTGCAAGTTTTGCGCCATTTGTTTCCTATTACGCAATGTTTCTTTCGGTTGGCATGATGGGGGCGTTGTATCGTTTCTCGGCATGGTTTAGATTCAAGGCAGAGGCTTCAGCATACGCAGCGGGCTTCACCGACGAACCAAACGAGCTGGACAAATACGCAAAAGTCCTGTCATCGTCTTTGTATTCTACGGGCAAAACCTTTGATGAATGCAAACGCGTCATTGCATTGAGACTTTACACCGGAAAGCTGTTTTAATGTCTGAAGATGCTAGACTCGCGCGCATAGAAGCCAAGCTGGACCAGATGGGCGAAGCTATTGTCGCACTTGCGCGGGTTGAGGAACGAATGGTTACTTTGTTTAACCGGCTGGACGCAATCGACAAAGACCGATCGGCACAGGGCGCGCGGCTGCTGGCAATAGAAACGCAGGCGGGTAGCAACGGGCAAACTCTAAGATTTGTTGAACGGGTGTTTTGGATAGTTGTTTCTGCTGGCATTGCGTTCGCGTTTGCAAAGATGAAAGGTGCTTAGATATGCGAATATTTCTTTCCGTTGCGTTTATTGCGTTTGGGTTCCCGGCATTTGCCATTGCGCCATGCTTGCCCCATGATGAAATGGCAAACGTCCTTGCTGATCAGTTCCAAGAGCAACAGCGGTTTGTCGGGCTAGACCAAGGCGGCAACGCGGGCAACATCATCGCGGCGCAGCCGCAGGGGGTTGACGGATGACCGACTATTTTCCAGATGACACGATATTGTCTAATGCCGCAACGCCATTGCGGATATCGTGCCTTGCCGAAGCGGCTAAACTGACCGCAGGTGATCGCAATAAGACTTACGGCCCACCGGTTGAGAATATGCAACACATTGCTGATATTTTTAACGCTTGGACGGGGCGCGACATTACTGCCCGTGAAGTTGCCCAGCTTCACACCGCAACTAAAATGGCTCGGTCGCAAAACAGCCCTATGCACCGTGACAGCTATGTTGACAGCATGGCTTATCGCGGGATTGAGTTTGAATGCGCTGTCGTAGCTGAGAGCCGTGACAAGCAATGATTACCGCAGGCCAGCAAGCGGCGATTGACGCGGTGGCAGAGCACGGATCACAGCGGGCGGCGGCAAGGGCGCTAGGCATCGACGGCAAAAGCCTGCGGAGTCGCCTAGAGCGAGCGGCAAGGTGGCAGGAAGCGCCGCAAGGGCAGCGTGAGGCAATCCTGCACAGCGGCCTAGATATCGGCATTGCCAAGGCTGGCTGGCGTAAGGTCAAGAACGCAGACGGCACAAGCGATAGCGTATATTGGCGCGCGCCGGATGATGCACGCGACCCGGGCGACATGCTGTCGGCGCTCAAAGAAGGGCTGGAAGATTGCGCCCCTGCTGCAACAATCATTGCCCCTGCGGCGGCTAAAGAGTTGTGCGCAATATTCCCGGTCGCTGACTTGCACATGGGGATGCTGGCGGACGAAGAGGAAACGGGCGTTGATTGGGACAGCAAGAAAGCCGGGGCCGTGTTTTCTGCAACGTTCGGTCGGCTGGTCAGCGTTACGCCCGCCGCTGGTGTTGCCGTGCTGGCGCAGCTAGGGGATCTTACGCACACTGACGACCAACGCAATGTGACGCCGCAATCAGGCCACCAGCTAGACGCGGACACGCGCTATTTCATGATCCTGCGCCGCGCCGTTGCAGCTATGCGATGGGCAATTGACGCGCTGCGGGCCAAGTATCCGCTAGTGATCTATCGCGGGTGCCGGGGCAATCACGACATCACAGCCCATCACGCCGTCACCTTGGCACTGGCCGAACACTACCGCAACACGACTGGCGTGGAAGTCATCACAAGCGCGGGCGAGTTTTATTGCTACGAGTTTGGGAAAAACATGGTGCTGCTGCACCACGGCGACCGGGCCAAACCGGAACGGCTGGTGACATTCGCCGCATCTGAGTGGCCAGAGCTATGGGGCCGCACACGTCATAGGCTGGCGTTGTCTGGGCATGTTCATCATGCCACTAAAAAAGAGGTCGGAGGAATGACATTTGAGAGTGTCGGCACGATCATTCCCAAAGATGTTCACGCCTATTCTCACGCCTACAGCGCGTCTCGTGCGCTTGTCAGCATCGTGCTGGATCATGATGCAGGCGAGGTTAGCCGTGCCCGCATCGGGGTATGACACGCCCAACCGTATCGCGCAGGATACATCGCCTTTGCTTTCGTGACGCGGACCAATCACTATGCGCCCGCGCCTACTCGCGCCGCCATTCGTCGCTGTTCTGGTCCGCGTGGGTTT